AATTCCTACTATAATATCCCAATCGTATCCAGTACCCGCTAAAGCCGCTTGCCCTGACATAGTTAAACTACCTAACAATAAAACTTTTCCTCCGGTAGTAGTAATAGATTTAGAGGTAGCCGTTGTCCAGGTTAGGCTTAATGTCCCTGATACACTACTTTGAGTTTGTGTAAGATCTCCAGTAGATAGAGATAATTTACCTATTGTAATAGTAGAATTACTTATAGAAGTACCAGCAATAGGATAAGAAATAGCATCGCCGGATGTGGTTGGAGTTCCTAAATTTGTTATCTTATGTCCTCCAGCATTAATATCAGTTTGAGGAAGCAATGTAGTAACTTTCACATTAGTCCAAGTTGTTCCTGCCTGATCCAAGCTGTTTAAGCAATTAACAATATTAGCAATTTCAGAATCTACTTGAGACCCGTAAGCCGTAGTACCATCGGTGAAGGTATAAGTTCTAGTAAGAAGGCTCATGTTTGACTCACTCCTAATGGTTTACCGCACAAAGAAAATCCTTCTAAGGATAGGGTACTGCCTAATGTTGAATTTGAAATTTTAACCCTAAGAGTTTTAGCATCCATATTTATTTCTTTTTGGAGTGTTGCTAACCCGCTTTTCGCCCATAACGAAGTACCCCATGTCATAGTACCACCGCTACCTGTAGTTCCCCAGGTCGTTTGTATTTTTGCTAAAGCTACGTTGGAAAGAGTAACGGAAGGTAAATCTTCGCCGTCCTTATAAAAATTCAAAGTAATATAATGAGTACTATCGTTAGTTGCCCCTTTCATCTCTATCCAATTCCAATTCGAATTGATCGTAGGAGAACCATTATAAGCATCTCCATGGACTACATAGGAACTTATAGCAGTACCATTATCATCTGTTCCTGAATCCTGGTTATAGACAGTACCTGCATAATCTCCGGTATAAATTTGCCATTGTCCATTGCTTTTTTCAAATAAAGTACCAGATAAAAAGTTTGTAGCAAAAGAATGCCTATGCCAAGCAAATCCTACCGTATAGTCCATTACCCAACAGGTATCCAATAAACTTGAATTACTACTCATAAATACCCATATTTGATTCCTGGCAGGATAATTTACTGCCCAGGTATATGGTAATTGGGTATTATCCATATTAGAAAGAGTAGTAATAGTTGTATCACGACTCTTCTGGATTGGATAACCCACTTGAACTGTGGTAGTGCCATCAAAAATACGAGGAGTACCAAATTGATCTACAAAAAATACCAATTCAATACCAGATTGTCTTTTATTGGTAATTGGAGTGGTAAATTTCACTATAGAACGATGCGATTGTGTACCTACCCTAGGAACAATGGGCACAGGGTAGTTAGAGAAGGGAAAAATAGTGCCTGAACTATTTACCTGGGTAGGCTGGAATGTAATCAAGTAGATTCCATGCCGTTTAAAGGCGTAAAGATTACCGTTATAAGAGACAGCTCCTCTTAAATCTCCGGCTGTTTTAGTGGCAATATCAATAAAATTATTTGATCCTAAAGAAGTAAAACTATTGGGGGCATTAATATCTGAAAAACGAAATCGATCATACTTACGTGTAGCAGATTCCACAGTTTGGCCATAAAACATGTAACCAATATGTTCTACACAAAACATAGCTGAAGTAAAAGCCGGAGATCCTGCTAAAGTGGCTACAGTTAAAGCATTATCCATTTGAATTGTGGTATCTGTATCATTGCAAGCTACCATAATATCGTTTAACATTCCAAATGAATATGTAACCGTATTTCCAGCAGATAAAGTTACGCCGTTAGTACGATCCGTCCATGTGCCATTCAAATTTGAAGGCATAGAATAAATTTTAGTTCCGGCAACCAATACCCCTATATTTCCGGTAGTGTATCGAGGCATATGTAGTCCATTGCAAGCACTCGCACTAACTGGAGAAGAATTGAGAGTAGAATATCCATTTCTCCAAGAATAGCCTCCGACGGGAAACATGTTTATATTCAACGCGTCCCTAAATTTGCCTGGACCGAGCATAACCGATGAGGATATAGTATCTACCCCATCTACACTATTAAAATAATCTACGGGAGGACTAGAGATTTCAGCCATTAACGGTATCCAAACCTGGAATCAAAAATAGGTTGGTAGTTGGTTTGAGGAAGAATTTCAGTATCTTGACTTTGTGCTTCAAGCCACATCTTTTCAGACTTCGTATATAAAGAATCTTCTCTTTGATCTGGAGAACTAGAAGCTTCTCTCCATACAGCAGATTCAATCACAGCATTAGAAAATCTCATCAATAGTTCGTTAGTATCTGAATCATTGACTAATGGATTGTATCGTCTAAGTCCTTTCGCAAAAGCTACGTAAGCTTTATCGGGACAAGGTTGAAATCGCACAATGGTTTGAAATTGACGTGCTGCAGTATAAGACGCTCCGCTAGGGGAAGTCGTAAGGAAATTATAAAGAGTCAGGGATGTATCAGATTGAACACTCCAAACTCTATAGGTATTGCTATCTCCTGTGATACCGGATATTTCGTCTCCAGGCAGAATATTTGTAAGCCATGCCGTACCCGATCCGGTAATAGTATTCGTACCAGAAGTCCCTGTAATTGTTCCGGTGCTGTAAGTAGTTTTAGTGTAATCCTGAGTATATAGGGAAACTCCGTAGGGAACTCCTGCAGAAAGAGGAGGTTGAAAATATCCGTCTTGTATTAATTGATGCTGAATTTCTAAGGGGCGAGAATCAATTGTGATTTTAACTCTTCCAAGATCTGAAAGATCCATAGGAAGATCATAATCAGTAGGGCAAAGTTGGTAAGTTTTAGAGCTACCCGTGGTTCCTTGATAGGCAGGTTCAATGGTTACATTTGCAGTAGATGTTACTTTAATAATTCTATACCAAGATTGAGTACTATCAGCAGTAAATCTAAGCCATTGCCCTAGATGTACAGCCGAAATAAACGGAGTATCAGAAGCAGTAACAGTTTGTGATCCATTCGTTGCGGTAAGAGTAGATCCTGCCACTTGAGGTGATAGAACAAGTGGATACTCTCTCCAACGAAACGACCAAGCATAACCAAACCATTTTTCTTGACAAGCATCATTAATGTGATTTTTAATACGTGCAGTTACCGTACTATCGTTCACATTTTTATTCATACGATTACAAACGCGAGTTACAATTTGCGTAAAAGTCATCATAACTACAACCGCCTAGTACTTATAAATTATTGTTACACCATTAGAATTAACTGTAGTGGCGTAATAGATACCTCTCATAGGAACATCTCGGAAGTCGTAATATCCAATATTCGTAAGAGAGATATTAGCTACGAGATTTGCGGTTGTAAAGGTAGAACTATAAATCTTTAACAATCCGCCCGTTGTAGGACTACTAACAATTACCGCGCTCAGTGTAGTGGGTATTGTATTCGTCGAAGTTACGGATCGAATAAGAGCTGTATCGTTCGTTGCTGTAAAGGACGAATAACTTATTTTGTCTGTGGCATATGCAAAAGTGGCTAAGTTAAAAGCCATCAATGCTAGTATTGATTTTTTCATTAATTATCACCTTTTAGTTTATACACCGGAAAGAAAAGTGTATTAGTACCGTCTTTGAATTGTCCCATACCTGTTATTTCAAATTCCTGCCCTTCCATCACATAATGGCGTAAATAATGGCGAACAAGTATTACATCTGCTACCGATAAAATTCCCATCAGCATCATTACACATATATAAAGCTCTGTTCTTTGTTGTTTATTCATAATTTTAAATTGTGCCTGGGGCAGTCTTTTGAACTGGAGCCCAGGACTTTTAACTACATTGAACGAATAACTACTTAGCTTCCGTAAACAACAACACCGGAATCGGTACGGAAACAACCAGTACCATAAACCATGTTGGATACATAAACATCCTGCAACCACGAAACTTCGTGATCCATATCAATCTTGATCGGTTGAGCAATCGCGTAGGCGAAAGCTTCTTTATGAAGAACCAAGTTAACTTCGGAACCTGAAGCAGTGGTAGGAACATTTTGCGACATGTAGACAGGAACTCCTGCGAGACGGGGAAATTCGCCCGTTTCTTTAGGAAAGCTATTGCCCCAATCACGAGACGTAATGGTGTTATTTTTAATGAAACGCCAGAACGTTTTCGGACCGAGAATAATAGCTCTTTCGTCGCGGGGAACTGAGTTAGAATCTAATTGCCGTAATCCCTCGAAAATATCATCAGGGGAAGCGGGGGTAGATCCATCATCAGTACCAGCTCCAGTTGTAGTAAGTGATGTGTAATTAGCAAGCAAGTCTGTATCGAACTTACGCATAACAGATTCCGTCATTTTATGCTCAAGATTTGTGAGCAAGAATAATTTCGTCTGCGCGGGAAGCGCGAAAGACACAGCTTCGGGATCAATGACCCAGGTTTGCACATTCATCGTGAATACATTTTCTGTTGCTCCGGAAGGAGTAACCTGAGAGAGCGTGGTAAGTGTACGCGTGGTGGCTGTGCGATTTGCTAACTTCGGAACTTTTAGCGTATCTCCGCCTTGATAGGAGAGCATGTCGCTAAGGTCAAAACTATACTGCTTTGCAACCAATTTCTTCTCAAACGCTAATTGAGCGCGTTTGGTCCAGATTGTAGGTACGTAGTTGGCTAAAGAGCCTCCAGTACCTGTTAAACCAGCAGATCCTAATGCCATATTAATAGCCTCCTAATTAGTAAAGGTCTTTTGTGTAAATGACTGTCCAAGCAGGTCGGTTTGTGCCAGCAGCCGTCGGTGCGGTGGAAAGGTTTACAGCAAGGCCGTTTTTGAATCGAGGAAATACATGTACTCCCGTCAGGCCGCTCTGAGATATCGAGTAGAGGACTGTCGAGGAAGTATTTGCCGTCGCGGAGTCACGAATAATAATGGCATCCGTTGTAGCTACACTAGAACCAACGATGTCGAGAATAATTCCCGCACCACTGGTACAAAGTAGAGCCGATGTACCTGTAGAGTTGCTAATATCGCACGTTGAGATTCCGGCATAAACAGAAGGCAATGCTGGCTTTTCAGTTGTGCTGATAGGCGTTGATTGCGCTCCGAAAGCAGAAATACTCAAACCCACCGAGAGGAGGGAGGCGAGGTATAACTTTTTCATATAAATTCCTCATACAATGAATTATGAAGAACTGATTACTGATTTACTTTGGAGTTGGAGTAAAGACTATCTTTCCGTCTTTGTTTTGATGAAAAGTTCCTGTAGAAACTAATTTTTCATACTGTGCCATAGGAAGGGCATTGAAATCTTCCTCAGAATATTCTTGAGAAGAAGAAACAGCAGGTGTATGAGTTCCGGTAGGCAAAGACTGTGAGGAATGTGCTGTAGCGGCTCTCTTTCTCTCTATTTCTTGCTCTTTTAGATTTTCTAATTCCATAATTTCACACGCCCTTACAGTAACATCGTAAACATTGCCATTTAATGCATAACGTTTCACAATGCTAGTTAATTTATCGTCTAACTCTTTATCAGATACAACCGCTTCCTTAGACTTACCTGTTTTAGAGGCAAGATGTTCAAGGGCTTTATCGCGATAAGTATTAGCAACAAACGCTTCGGCTTTCTTAACTCTTTCCATCACAGGGGCGATGTAGGGATTAAGAACTTTACCTAATTCATCCTGATCGTTAGATACAGGAGCCGTATTAGGAGTATTTAATTTAGCTTCTACTTCTTGTCTTTTAGCTCGTTCACTTTGTAAATCTCGTAAACGTCCTTCACTTTGTTTTTCAAGATCCGCAATCTTCGCTTGTAATTCAGCAGCAGTTGGCTCCGGTGCTGTCGGAGGAGTTACGACTGATTGGGCTTGAGGGTTTCCGTTTTCCATGTTATTCCTTTTTGTTTTAACGTGCTCTAGGTCGCACGACTTTAGCCTTGCTTAACGCTGCAAGGAAGCTGTATGCTCCTTAGCTTGTTCTTCTATTACACATTTAGCTTTATAGGACAAGCGAAGCAAATTGAGTGTGGAATTAACTTCTCCACAATAAAAATCTCTTTGATCTTTGGTAGTACGTGAATCTAAAATCCTATCTAATCCTTGGATAACTTGACTCCATGCTTCTTCAGCAAATTTTTTGTATCCATCCGAATCCGTATATTTAAGAATCTTAGCGGCATCAATCTTGATACCCTCAGGAGTCGGAATAATAGGAGGTTTCATACCGAGTAATTCTTCTCGGTTAGACACTTCTCCAAGTATTTGAGCTAACAACTTAGCTTGAGTTGATTTACCTAATAGGGAGTTGAGGATTGACCACATTGGTTCCATTACCTCCGGCTGTTTGATTAGCATTAGCTCTCATAGATTGGGGACTGTTAGATACGCGCATGCGATTCATTGGTTGAGAAGGATTACGTGAAGCTGTCATTGTAGGGGGAACTTGCCCTGGAGCTTGCTGCACTCCATTCATTCCTTCAAATACACCTGACTGATTCAAATTAGCGGATTGTAAGGTTTGCTTAAGGATTTGAACTTTATCATAGTAAAGGAATAAAGCCATTTTCTGCTCAGAATTCCATTCCTCAAACTCTGGTGATTCCATAAAGGCTTTTAATCCAGCTAAATGCTCATCTGGATCTATTCCCACCATAGGATCTGGTTGTTCTCCATCTTCGATCAAATCAATAATTTCAAATACATTTTTAACTTTTGCTTGATCTGGTTGAGGAATTTTAACCTTCACACCAAGCGCATCCATTGTATTCTGTGTTAATTGATAGAATGATGCCGGATTAGCAGTAATCATTGGATTCGTAATAAATGTTCGATAATTCAACATTGCTGAATCACGAATCATTTGAACATCTTGCAATGTAGCCATGTGTAATTTAAAAGCTACTTGTGTGTTATAATCGGTACGAGACATTTTCTTAAAGATTGGAGTACCGTCTCCAATACCAGCTACTTTAAATTCTTTAACTTCTGGAGCGCACAATTTATTTAAATCCCAAATATGTCCAATCAATTCATTCAAAGAAAATCCCATACGGTTAATCGGATTCGATAAACGAATGCCAGCTCTTTGTGAGGACTGAATAGTATTGGTTGCTGAAGCATCCGTCTTTCCCTGAAGGCCCTGCATAACATCCCCTAACGCTAAAACGCGATCAAAATAATTCATAATCAATTGTTCTTCATTGAAATATGAGGGATCTGGAGGCGGAATTGAAGGGAAATTAACGTCGCCTGGAGAATCTAGTGGGTATCCTTTGCCTGGGCTTAAAGTAATTGCTTGTGGATTAAATCTTCCTCCGGATTTATAAAAAAAGAAGGGTAAGTTAGACCATTGACCTTTAGCAACTCTTTGATTGTGTATCGCTTCCCATTCTGTAACAAGAGTAGATGCTACTTTACGAACACTTTCTCCGTCCCATCGTCCGTCGATAGGACGAGGCGTGAGTTTCACAATCCGGCATTTAGCAAAACTGGCCCTTAATGGAATTCCTGTTTCAGTATCAAATACCAAGGCAATCTTTTCCGCTAATCCATCTCCATCAATATCTGTTCTGAAATGAGCCTCGGCTAATTCGATAGGAGATAATGTCACTTCTAAATCAACTTGATAACCATCGTATTGCTGTTTATTTCTTTCTAATTTAGAAACTAACGCATTGCGTCTAGATTCTTTGATCTGAGAAACAGCTTCTTTATTAAAGAATGGTTTTTCGTCTTTAGCGGCGAGGGTATTTTCTTCTAGGAAACGAACATTATAATGTTCAACTTCAAACACATAATCTTTATTTACCGCTTCAGCAACAGTTTCAAAAAATGGAGACGCAAAGATATTAGCTGGATTTACTCGTTCTACTTTTACGCCGTCAAAAATCTTTACTTTGACTCTTTCTTTCTTTTTAGTCTTTTTAATATCGCGGGTAACTTGTCCTGTAATTGGATCAGTTTTACTTGTAAACTTTTCGCTTTCTACTTCACGTGTTACCCATTCTTCTTGAATCACGTAACGTGCTTTAAGAAAACCATTCTCGTATTTATTAGCGTCCATGCTTGCTTTATCCAATGCTAGATAAAGTCCAGCTTCATAATTTAGTACATACGTCATATACTGCGCGGCACGTTTGGCAACATCCATCTGCTGTGAGGACAAGAAATCAGGAAGGACAATAAATTGTCCTTCTTGACCACCGAACGTAAACATCACGTTCGCATGGAATGTATCCGCACCTATGCGTGGTAGGGGGCACGCCAGGTTTGGATACCCAATATAAGGCAATGGCTTGCGAGGCGGTATCATATGATAAGCCTCAAAATCTTTCTGTCTTTCTTCTTCGTAACGAGAACTTAAACGAATATTCTTTAATTCGTCTAAACGGGATTTAGCCTTCTTTCCTAGTTCTAATAATTTTTCTTGACTAATCTTATCTATCTGATTAGATTCGTGATTGTATTCAGGTAGATTTTGAACGTTTAAAATATCAACTTCGTTATTTGCCATTTAGCTATTCACCTGTACATTTAGATCTACTGGCTCTATATTCTCACTTGCCACATTGGGCCTTTGAGCTACCATATACCTTACACAGTCGGGAAAATCTTTGTGGTAATCGCGAATTCGTTCTTTGGGATCTTTCATATCAGAACCAATCCGGAACTCGTCCCAAAGAAGCTCTTTCATAAATTGATATGTCTTAGGAACTCTATCAGTAAAATAAAGTCGTGGATGATTGAAT